CCTGACTGTATCACCTAGTCGATAAGTGATACAGCCATCCCTTAAATACCCACCTAAAGCCGAGAGCAACACTGCCGGAGGATTTTCGGGCCTAAACCCAGATCTCCTGCGGCGGTGACGCAAAGGCTTGTCTGCAAGATTGACCAAAGAGTCCTTACGGACTCGCGGAAGGAAGCGCTGGTACAAGAATGATAAGTTCTTGTCACGGCGTCGCCTGGTAACCAAGCACAACGGTACTTTTATACCTGCATTATCGTTCTCCCAAGGAGGGACCTTTAAAACTAGGTCACAAAACCCGAGAAGATACGACACTGAAGAATATAACGGTATCGCGTGATTGGAAGCCCAAACAAGCAGACGGTTGATGAGTGAGTATTTATCTTGTAGTGTATCTAATCGTCGGCAATATACGCCTCGGATGTTGACACCAGACCAAAAGTCTTTACCACAAGACTCGCGGAAGGGCCCAACCACGAAGCACTTTGATGGATTGAGGCGAAAACCTAGCAGCGAAAGTAGACGACTTAATGGTTCGTACATCTCTGTAAGAACTATAATATCGTCGCCAAACACTGCAAAGTTCCCAGCCAAGCCATCTCGATTATATACCGGACTTATATCATAAGTACGATACACTGCGTGCACCATAGCTGTAAAGAGCATCGTCTGAAGTGGGAAAGTAAAAGCATTTCCCATCGACGACACCATATGCAGAGGGATAATGCTACCACCCGGTAGGGAGGTAGACGGTGAGCGAAAAACCTCCAGGAAATGCATAGCATCACTGGGGATAAAACGCTTACACATACCCAAAGCTATAGAGTCCGATGCCGAAGAAAGATCTATTGTAGCAAATCTTCCTGACACCGAACCAAGCCGGGCCAGCTCCGAGTTAAATTGGGGCTGTACAGATAGGTCAATTGCATACCTACCTTTAAGCCTTTTCTCTAAAACGTAGCCTATTCCCTTCTGAAAGAACATATTCAGAAGGGGCTCCGTACATATAGTCCTTGAAACCGCGTTGGTTTTGGGGACAAAAGAGAGACTGCTTCCTTGTACTGCACGGTTCCCACCGACATGATTGAGGCGACATTCGTCTGCCTCTTTCCATAGGGGGAAGTTAGCACAGTAGACCTCGTAAGAGGACAGAACGGCCGATGAAGTATAAGTAAGACGACTTAAACCAAACTTATGGTAAAAGTCATCGCCTTCTGCACCAACAGACGCACCAGGACCAACAGCGCATCCCTTAACAATCTCACGAAAGTTGAGGATGCGGTAATCGTAATTTCCGGAAAAGAAGTCATAGACTTCCTTATGGAACTCACCAAGCATGATTGAATCACGCTCAGAAAGGGTACTATCGTCAATATAGAAGTCTTTACAGAGCCTATTCGACTCTAGAAACTTCATCAAAGCTACATCGTCGGCGGTATCGCTTTTCATATAAGCAAATTTCTTGTTTATACTAGAGAGAAGCGCCAAAGCTGCGGCTACGCTAGGTGAGGCGTCGGGTTGAGGGGTTAAATCTTCCTTAAAAAGGTCGAAATAATCCCAACTACTCAACACCCCAGATAGGTCGTTAACAAGGTGAGTGTAAAGAGCATGAGGACAAGGGCCCATCGTGTCGTACTCCCATAGAAGGTTACCTTATAAATGCCTGATAAAATCAGAGCACGCCGGATAATGTCGTGTCCCCAATACCAGCAGATTGCTGGTACAGAGCCCCGATATGAGCCGCTAAGGCAGCCTTAACGTTAGCCGCGTCATATGTGTCGGCGCCAGCAGGAACCTCGATGGTCGTTGTAACGATCATCGTGGTCGCCGGTTGGTCAACCAACGGTGTAACACCCTTGCGAGTGATACACTTATACACGTTACGTGGTACGTTAGATAAGCGCCCATTAACAGGGTTCGGAGCAGCAAGAACCTTGAATGACTTAGGGCGAGCGAAAGTGATCGTAAAAGGAGATGCAACAGAGTGAATAGTAACACCACTTTGAGTACCTCCTATAGCACTTACGGCCACTTGCTTGCCATTATTGTCAGGCGCAGTATCTGAAACAATGGTGTACGTCGGGCTGGTAAAACCAGTTTGGGCCCCGCCAGTGACGGGAGAAGTAAGGGTAAAGCTCATGATACCTCCAGCCTATTAGGCCTAATGGTAAAACGGGTTTAGACTACCTATCGG